GCTTTCAACCGTGGTAGCTGTAACTGCCGGGCTGTTCGCTGTCTGTGCAAACAATCCCTTAGCTATATTACCGGTGATATTAATCGTTGTTACTGCCATTACAAATTGATATTAATAGTATTGTTTTCTGTTGTTGCCTGGTTAAAGGTATTTACTAAGACTCCATTCAAATATACGTTATATGTTGTGTACGGATCACCGCAATCTGTGACAGCTGCAGGACCATTCTCAAAGTCATACCCATCATATGGGATATCACACCAATTCAATTCATTGTATACCTCAAAATTTACCTGCATAGTCCACCCTGCAACCATGTCCTGCCCCTCATTGATGAATGGTTCAATACCTATATCATCCAATATATCCACAAACTCAGTCCATCTGTACTGCCTAAATGTGGTATTGATGTCATTTACTATACTGAGACAATCAGAATGTACTTCATTTATCTGCCTATATTCTGAATGATTGTACTTATCACAGATTGTTATGGTTGCATTTACCTGTACACTTACATCATTGACATTACCCGGTGCTAATGTCACAACCATCAAAGGATATTGCGCAGCATCACGGCTGATTGCATCTAAGAAATCACCCTGAAAAAATTCATTTATTTGCCGGTGTGCGTTTGCTATCTCGTTTAGCTCCCGCATTACCTGGTTTAATGTCCTTAGCATTGAGGTATTGCTTTAATTTATCAATCTGTTTCTGTGATATTCTGAATTTCATACTATCCACCCAAATGGTTTATATCCTGTTTGGTCCTTTCTAACTGCTTCATGTTCACATGGACTCTGCACATATTCCGGGAACATGATTCCTTGGTCATCTTTGAGGTAACCAATCAACCGCTCCTTGTAAAAATACGCATCCTTTCTAAGTTGGTCACGCATCACCTTGCTTTGGCTGTCATCATTGGCCTGCATGGTATCATCACTCTGCCTACCTACTGACTTGTTTGTAATCTTTTCATTGAGCAATGTAGCACTCCGGTAATCAACAAACGCCACCAAGCAAGGAATCACATAGTCATTCATTAATGTGACATAGTTCGGATCAGTCCAATCATTATTTTGCACCCTTAAAAGCAATGCCTTGTACAAAGGTGTACCCAATGCTGGCTGTATATGCATATCCTGTGACCGCTTAATCACAACAGTTAGCAACTTTGTATCTGTATTGGGATGTATCAACCCCAGCTTGCGGATATTTTCCGCTGAAATTAGGTAGTTCATTGCTTACGTTTTACTAAGTTCTGCATCCAAATGTGACGGCACCATGGTGTACTTTTACCTGTGTCCGGATTAGTATACCATCCACCTCTATATCTCCATACATCTCTGCCCTCTTGTGCGCTGATAAAAGATAACTCCTCACGTGTGTACAGCCTATCCAATCGCAACAATGACAGGCAGAAATTCCTGCTCTTGGTTTTTACAGGAGGTACATCTTTACGTGTTTCATAGCTGTAACGTATCTCATATTTTGGTTGCTCAGATGTTGGTATCCTGTTCACTATCTCACCACCTGTTGATGTAACTGATCCACCTATGCGCACACCATTAGCATCTAAAGATGGCTTTTCATACAGGCCCAATATCACTAATTTATCAATGATTTGAACAATCACCTGCAATGGTTCACCCAATGCTTTGGCAATTGAGCCAGCCTCTTCATCCTCTTCCTGCAATAATGTCAATACAGCCTTTTCTTGATCAGTAAGCTGCACCATTATCTGCCCTATCTCATCAAACAATTGTGCCTCATGATTGAATACCTCCTCGCTTGGTGTATCCCATTCAATTGGAACACTCTTGATTATTTCAAACTGCTCACGTGCCTCACCATGTTGCTCAAATAATTCAATGCTTTCCTTGCTAAACATCTGCTTATGGTTGCAGAATGACATATCACCGGATTGCAATCCAACAATTTGCCTGGCTTGATCCTCTGCAATCGTTGGAAACGATGCTAATAATACCTGCAATGCAGCCTCAGGTGTTAACACTCCTTCCTTAATGGCTGCCACCACATCAATGATTGATGCAATTTGCGCTCCGTTTAATGCTGTTTTAGCCACATCAATTGTAGCCTCAGTCAATGGATCAGCTGGTATAGTTGTATCTGTTGTTGTTGCTGCTGAATCTTGTGCTACACCCAATGGAGATACATCTTTCAGCTTAATGATTGCCGTGCTACCGCTCAATGTACACATGTAATTTAATAACCATTCAATCTGTTTCTGCCGTGAGCTTACATATGTAATCTTAAATATCTCAAATAAATCTGCACTCTCTGCTGCATTAAATGATCCCTGCTGAATGATACCAAACAATGTAGGTGCAGTGATGGAATGAGCCACAAGAATATTCTGTTGGACAGCTTTCTCGGTCATCTCATACCGCTTATCCAAGTCATTGCCTGACAATTGCATCACACTTGGTGCATCATCCTTGGTCTGACTGAATGTGATAATAATCTCACCGGCTGATTCCACAGATTGAACAGGTCCTTTTATCTGCTCACGTATCTTGCGCTCCTCCTCAGCTGTTTCAGGAAATCCTCCAGGCAAATTAATCAAGGTACCGGCCTTGAATCCGTTGCTGATTTCAAACATGTGGAATCTTGATATGTCGCAATCGGTCTGTATTGCTGTGATTCCACCCACGTATGGAGGCTTTGGATAGATTCCTTTCTCTCCCTTGGCCTGTTTACTTGGCTCCTTGTAATATATAAAGAATGAACCGCCCGGATTGTCCTCATCTAAGGCAGGATATGTTCGGAAATTTGTATCCTCCGGTGATTGCCTGCGTGCATTCCAATCATCCGATACATAAAGTGTACGCTCATCCTCAGACAATCGGCAGGCATCAATATCCAAATGCTCCCATGCCACCACTCTTGTACCCTCTCTATTCCAGGTACCCTTAACACACATGGCACCAAACACCTCAAAGTCAAAGGTCATGCGCTGCACAACCTCGTTCATATCAAAGTCACGGTATTCATTGTTAATGAAAGACTGTGCATCACCTGAAACCGTTTCAATTCCACCTCCAGCAATATAGTAACTTTTGTTTTTAACAATTCCTTGGTGCCAGGCAGAACCGTGCAGGAGATCAATCAAGAAAAAAGGATAGTCATTTTTTTTGCCCCACTTAATGAAACCCTGTGCCTTATCCAATTCCTCCACCGGTGCGGTGAATGACTTGCTAAATTGGACATTTAAAACCTTATTGCTCATAGACGAAATTTGTCACGTTGTAATCAAAGTAATTAGATGGAGAATCTACCTCATAAACATGGGCACGGCCTTCCTCCACCATTCCATCAGACAGCGAAGGGTCCAAATTGGTGCTGCTTGCCTGTTGGTATATTTTATATGTGTAAAAACCTGCGTATGGGAATGTCACATCAACACCATCAATCAGGACAAACTCATCATAACGTGGAATGCCTGTGCTGATATTGGTCAGAATGCAGTACAAAGACTCCTGCGTTTGCTCCTCAATGAATTCAAAGAGATAGTACGGGGCTGGAATCGTTGTCAGCTCGCTCACTGTTACTATCAATGTGTTCTGCTGATTTCTTTCTATTCTTAACATCCTCTTTTTTCTTAATGATTGCAGGCTCTGACCTTTCAAATATGTCCAATAATCCAAGCTGCCAATACAGCTCTTCATTGCCCTCCTCAATTATGTACCATTTTTTCAAAACCCCAGCACGGACCTTTGAACCAATGTATTCCTTTTTAATTTTCAACTGTTTCATGGGACTAATTTACAAAAAAGGGAGGGACATTGCCCTCCCCTTGGTAGAATTTATGAGATATATTAAATCGCAGGTGACTGCTGTCCTAACAATGTAGTGATTAACGCATCAGCTACATCCGGAACCTCATCATTTTCCATACCATTTAGGACAATCACGTGCCCTTGTCGGTCTGATTTCAACACTCCTGAGGTATATTCGTTGGCATCTGCCACCTGTAAGCCTTCATTTAATCCCAATGCAACCCATGTACCGTTGGCTTTTTCCACCAAACAGCAAACCTCATTCTGTGCAAGCAAATGAATTTCAGAACGTAGTTCTTTTGTATCACTTGCAAGGATCATTGAAAGAGATTGCTCATACCAAAGTGTACCGTTTTCTTTGTTCACTTTGATTGGTGCTGTAAAGCTGGATAGATTGCTCTTTAATTTGTAAAGAAACACCTCTCCGGTCACAGTCATTGATGTGATCTCATTAGCGGTGATTGTCGGTGTGCCACTAATGTTCCCAACAGGGAACAATAGCACACTTAAAATTCCACCTTTTCCATTGGTACATGTTCTGTCATTGTACCCTGTTGTCATATTACATGCCATCTCTCTATCTTTTTAGTTTTAGTTTAACAATTAGTTAGGAGATCCTGTACCATTCCATACTCCGATTTCATCCAAGAAAGGAACCTGTACCCCTGCACGGAATTTAGAACGGATGTAAATCACATCATCATCAAATGAATACCACAAATCATAAGACTCAAAGTCAGATGATAAGTCAGTCCCAAAGAAGAAATGTGAAGAACGTCCTGTATAGATGTTGTCCAAACCATTCAATCCGTTAACCTTAACAACTCGCATGTTAGTACCTGGTACCAAACACTCATTCAAGTTAGCAATTGTCTCAGGGCTGTAATGGTAGAAATTCTGATCCACTAAGTTCTTCAATAAGTAATTGAAGTTTTCACGGCCTGTGAAACAAATCAAATCAGCTTGTTCAGCAACTTGTGCAGGTGTGTTGATGAAACACTCATAGAACACATCAAATGCATTGGATGCATTAATTGATGTAGTGTTTGAAGTGTTCAAATCCACAGCTCCATTAGCTGTTGTAAGGAATTGACGGAATCCGTTCATCCATTGTAAGTTACCGGAACCTGTTGCAACATTACCTTTCCAAATCAAGTTGTCCAATTCACGTGCATGTAGCTTCAATAAATAGTCAGTAAGTTGTGCCTCAAAAGGAAGTTCCTTGTCCTCAGCCATTGCACCCGGACGAAGAGCCAACTGTGTCCAAAGTCCAGCAAGGTCTTTTTGACAGAATCTCTTCATGTACCCAATTGCATTCACGCTCAATTGGCGATCAGAGAAAACTGTATCACCTTCGGGAGTCATTGAACAGTTAGCCTCTTGATAAACGATTGAATCGTCCAACAATTTAAGATCCTCAGTTCCTTTGATTCCTTCCTGAATCGTAATGTACTGTAATGTTTGTGCTTCAGTTACTGAACGCACGATTAAGTCCTCACGTGTATCATCAACGTATGGAGATAAGTCTGCTACATCATAGTCAAACTTAGATTTGATAAACTTTTTTAAGCTCATTTTTTCATGTTATTTAAAAGAAACAATTGGCGGTGGGTCATTCCTGCCGTACTTTTCTTAGCAAATTTCTCTGCCTCTTTGACCTCATTAGATGGTGCGTTTTTATACGCTGCAAATTCAGCCTTTAATTCAGCAAGCTCATTGCTAAGTTGATCATTTTGCTTGGCAATTGCCTCAACAATTCCGGACATAGACTTGAAAGCCTTGCCAAAAGTTGAAACCTCACCTTCCACAATTTCACGAACCTGCTCTGCAGACATTGCCTCCTGCTGCGCAGGTGTGACTTCATTGCCTTGACGCTCGTCAATAATTTCTGCGATCTTGCCCTCGGCATCAACCACAATAGAAATTCCTGCCATATCACCACCCAAGCGATGTGTACCCTCAGGTGCTGGTATCTCTTCGCTGTCCGTGACAATATAAACAGATTCTCCTGGGGCTAATTCTTCCCCATCATAACGGATTGCAGTACCATCCTCCAAAACAGCCTCACCAAATTGCGTAGCAACTTTGCGTCCAGCAAGGATTGTTTTAAACTCAGCCAATGAATCCATCACTTTCTTAAAGTTCTCGTTCATATTTGTCTTATTTGTTTACTCTTTATGTATGCTTGTTTCAAAATTTGACTGCATCTATCTCAGTAAATTCCTTGATTAATGCAATCTGCTCTGCATTGTTGTCATAATGCCGATCAATTCTAAGTCTTTTTAGTGTTTGCCACTTGTCTCTTCCGCCTGTGAAATACACATTCTCCTTGCGTATGCCTAACTTTTGAGCCATCTCATATACTGATGATCCTTTGCTTTGCTGTCGTGCTGTCACAATGAATACCTCATCTCCTAATGATAGGTGACGTTTGGCTAATTGTTGACCTCGTGATGTGCTTAATGTCTCATCAAAATCAAATGATACACGCATCTTTGCAAATGCTTGGCGTAATGCATCCAATTCCTCAGCTATCTGTGCCCACATGTTTTCCTCCATGCTTGCACCTTGCTCAGTTAACATAAACAACCCCTCAATACTGAATCCCATCCATTCGCCTGCTTTGGCCTTGGCAAAGATTTCATCACTCACCTTGTACCCAACTATCCAGCTGCCATCGTTCACCTCCTTAAATCTATCCGGTGCAGTCAATCCTTTGCTCTCATCAACTTGGTAGCTTAGAATCATGGCAACATCATCCACAACATCCTTGCTATTGTGTTCAATGTTGACATTGTTGAAATACCCCTTACGGCTATAGTCATACACAATGTCCTTAATTGCTTGCTTTGTAAACACCACATAGTATTCCTCATTGCTTATTGAATCATATCTGTAAATCGGTGTATCTGCTGAGATGGCAACCCCAATAATCACATTCTCTTCATCATTGAATTGAAACCTTTGTGTTTTATTGAATGTCTCAAAGTTGATTTCATGCGCTGGACTGCTCACCAAGCTATTGAATGTCACCTCTGTGTCCTCATCATTGAGGTCAATCTTAATCTCGTATACCGGCAGATCTTTCTTCATACATAAATTATGTACTTTTGTTCCATGGTATTTGTCTATCCATACATACGGCACCTAAATGATTGGGATATTCTGCGCTCAATTGATTGGGTGCTGGCTGCTTTCCCAAATGCGGAGATCATAACCGTGGGAGATGCACTACCAAACAGGGAGAATATACCCCATAAAAAGAGATATCATGAACGTGGATGTGATGTGACTGACAAAATACTCACGTTTGCCAGGGAGATTGGCGGAGATGCTGTCTACATGAATGATGACTTTTTTATCGGCAGCAATTTTGACCCATATACCAATATTAAAAACGGCAGATTGCAAGTCAATCCGAAACATTCACCGGTATATCAGCAGGCATGCCAACATACATTGGACTTTCTAAATCATTACAAATATACCACGTTCAACTTTGAATGCCATCAGCCAATGATGTTTAACAGCATCAAGCTCATTGAGCTATTTGATGAAATCACCTGGCAGAAACACAACCACTTTCTTAAATCACTCTACCTAAATGTGAATACTTTTCTGTCAATGGATGGTGAGAATTTAAAGATTGGAAAGCCTGACATCATGAAAGCTAATGAGCTGCTACATAAATATGGATGTTTCAGCATCTCAGATGAATTCAAACAGGGCAGCTGTATTGACTTCCTTAATAGGTGCTAAGTTTTTCCTGTGCTGCCACCTTATTCTGCACCCCGGTGATATCACTCTCCAATACAACAACCTTAGCCATTGGAATCTTGCCACCACTTTCACCGTTCATTAATTGAGTCAAATCTGTTCCCTGTGTATTTTGAGATACGGTAAATGAGCTGGCAGATGCTCCTGCCATTCCAGCACCACCACCCTCTGCAATATTTGGCATTGATGGTGCAGAACCTGCTTTGTATTTTTGTGCAGCAATGGCAGCAATCTGTGCAGTACCAATGGCTGCAGCTGATGCAATACCAATTGTACCCATAACTGATGGAGGAGGTCCAAACTCTGCAATGGCTTTCACTATTGCCATAGCTGTACCTGTGATGGCATTGGCAATCTTGAATGCTTTATCACGCTCAAACTGCTGCTTTTTGATTTTCTCCTCACGTTCATACATTGCCAGCTGGATCTTATATGAATCCATGGCATACTTTTTCTCAATAGCTTTTTTCTGATCAGCAGTCAGATTCTCATTAGCAAGCTCAGCAGCTTTCTTATCATCAAGGTCTTTGATTCTTTGCTCATCAGCTGTGCGCTGTGATTCCAATCTTGCGTTTTGATATTCATTGATGCTGGCATTAATCTCTCCCATCGTATCCAGGAATCCCTGTATCATTTCCAATGTGGAAGTAATTCCAGCAAGTTCCTTCTCACGCAGCTCCTTGGCCTTGGCTTCTTGGATTGCTTTCTCTTTTTCAGCTGTATCTGCTTGCAGTGTTAGGATAGCATTCCTATATTGCTCCTCAGTTAGGTATCCATTCTTATATCCAATACTAAGCTGTGCCTCACTCTCTTGTGTTTTACGTTTTAATTCAACAATTTCCTGGTCATATTTATCCCTGACCATGGCCTGATATTTCTCATTACGTTCCTGAGTAATCTCAGTTTGCTTAGCAGTGAATGCAGCATCCATTGCCTCCACTTCATTTCTATACTGTTCCTCAGTAATGGCTCCAGCTTTTAACATCTCTGTGAGCTTGACCAATTTTTCACGCTGTGCTTTGGTGAAATCACGTAATTCTTTGTCAAATTCATCACCTTGCATACCGGCATATTCCTCCTGCATCTTGGATCTTAAATCCAAATACTTTTGGTCAATGCCTGCAAGATCCTTATTCAATAATGCCTCTTTGCTTGTTAATACTTTACGCTCCTCCTCACTCAGATTGTTGATTGCATTCAATCGCAGATTAGCAAGATTTTCCTCATATTGCGCTTTGGATATTTTGCCCTTGGCATATTTCTCCTCCTCTGCCTTGATTTCTTCCTCAATTGATTTTTCAAGAAATGTATTCTTGTATTCCTCAAATGCCCGGATGGCTTGCTCCCTTTCTTTCTCTTGGCCGTCCTCTTTCAATGCGAGCAAATTGTCCTGGTATTCCTTTTCCAATGCCAACAGCTCAGCACGCTCAGCTTTTTCAATTTCAATGATCTTCCTTCTCTTATCCTCTGCTGCTTGCGCTGATGCTTCTGCTGCTTGTTTGGCTGCCTCTGCTCTTTCCTTAGCTGCGTCCTTAGCTGCCTGTGCATTCTCTGCATCCATCACTTTGAGATCTTGACTATTCTTGTAATACTCTTGATTGTTCTTTCTGTATTCAGTCCTGGCATCTTTAAATTGCTTGGTCAATTTTTTGTATCTATCACTGTCTGTATCACCTACTTTCCTGAGCATTTCAATCTCCTGCCAATAATTGGCCATACGCTGTTGCAAGTTTATCCTAAGCTGTTTGGTTGTATTGATCATTGCTACAAGTTTTTTACGCTCCAATTCTGTAGTGCTTTTACCTGCTGCCTGCGCCATGCGTATCTCAAAATCATATCCTGCTTGAATTCTTGCGCTCCTGCCTTTTATGTTATTAGCTTCCTTTTTCAACTCCTTGTCACGGTCCTTCGTGCGCTTTTCAGCATTGGCCTTGGTCTTTCTTGTTTGCTCATCATCAATAATTCCAAATGCCTCCATCAATTTCATGGTGCCCATGATCATCAAAAGGATTGGACCAAACGCAATCATCACTGATCCTGCCACAATCTTCATCAATGGGCCTAACTTGTTAAACCAATCGTATACATTGAACAATGCCTGGCTAACTTTATCCCAATTGGCTGCCAATAAACCAACACCTACCAAGATGGCACCAATACCTGTGGCAATCAATGCAACTCTCAATGCCTTGGTTGCCAATGTTGCCGTGGTTGTTGCTGCTGCATTCGTTGTATTTGCTGCTGCCAATCCGGATGTGGCCACAGCTTGTCCTGTTTTGGTTCCTGTTTCGGTCACACCAACTGCAATCTGCTCACCTGTTGCTGCAACTTCCCCCTGCTTTGCTGCAGTTAATGCACCGGTTGCAGCTGTGGCCCCAACATCTGCAGCTGTTGATGCACCTGTGGCAACAGTCTCAGCACCCTCAACTGCAATCAATTCACCCTCTGCTGCAACCAATGCCTCTGTTGCTGTAAATTGCCCGGTCAAAACAAAGTTACGTATCTTATCTGCTGCATTTGCCAACGTGGTGACAATCAATCCCTGCCTTTGTAGCGCAATACTCACTTGCTGGATGGAAGTCAATACTGTAACAGCCAGCTGCATCTTTTGCATTGCCTTGGTCATGGCCTCAGATTCAACCCCTGCCAACTTCATTGATGCCTCAAATCCTTGCATTCCTGCCATGGCCGTATTACCAACAGACAGCGCAGTATTCAAACGCATACCTCCCTGCATCATGGCATCAATCTGCATATCAACACCCTGCAATTGCTTTTTATATTGGACCAATTGCTGTGCGCTGTCACGAAATTCCTTAGTGTTTTGCTTGCCTTGTGCTTGCAACGCATACATGCGGTCCTCCAATTTACCAATTGAACCACTCAAATCATTTGTGCTGATCATCTGCGTCTCCACAGCCATATCAGCATCAAGCAATGTAGTCTTATATTTGGCAATCTGAGAGGTAAGCTCACGGTATTCCTTGGTATTCTGCTTACCTTGCACAGCTAAGCGGTACATGCGGTCCTCCATTAATCCAATGGCTGCAGAGGTATCATCCATGGAGATGGCTGATTGATCCACAATGGCATCAACTTCACGTTGTACTGTTTTTAGCCTGGTCAATTCAGCAAACAAATCCTTAAATTCCTGCGTATTTTTATTACCGGTTGCAGCCAATGTGTATAGCCTGTCCTCCATTGCAGAGATGGATCCACTGACATCATTCATATTGGCACCCAATACCTTAATATCGGATTCCACAGCTGAGAATATACCCTGCAATCTTGACAGCTCCGCACCCAGGGCTTTGTATTCCTGTGTGTTTCGCTTTCCGGCCATGGCCATCTTTTCCATCTGACCCTCCAGCTCCTTGATTGCGGTGCCAAGATCCTGCTCAGCTGTTTGGCTAAGGCTATTCAAATCCTTATTTAAAGTCTGTGTTGACTTATCAAGTTTTTGTACCTGACTCACAGCATTACCTGTGTCAAGTTTCAATCTGAATATTGCCTCCTTATTTGCCATCTTAGAATATTATCTCCACACTCCCAGCTGATACACTAACTGCAACAAATTGCGCCCCATCTCTTGCTGCAATCACTGCACCTGGTTTAACAGATTCACCGGTTGCTGATAAATAATAACTTGCGGATTGATTTCTTGTATCTCTAATTGCAGTGAATGTTGCATCTGCTAATACATGAATTGCAACCGCACGGCCTGACCATACAGTCCTTGTATCATTCAAAATAAAACTACCTTTTTTCCTTTCCATTACATTATTATTTCCACGTTGTACCCAAGTTGTTGATATGCAATCTGTGCATATTTGTGAGCTGTATCAATAGTCTGTTGCTCTGTATCATCCAATGTTGCATTGATATTGCCAATTGGAATATCAGTAAACACAGGTTTATTCATCATGTAGGTTGCTTGATTCGTGTAAATTGCCACCGCAATCTCCATTGTTTTACCATCTGCCCTACCAACAAACTCAATACGACCGTACACCTCAGATAGTTCCAAGGTTGTGCCATCAATTATGATGGGCTTCTCTGTTGTTTCTTTGATTAAAATTGCCATGTTATGCTTTTAATAATTGGTGCCCTGTTTTAAGGTCCGATATCAAGGCAGCTACACGCTCAGCAAGCTGTGCCAAGGTGACTGTTCCTGAATCAAAGGTTGTCCTGGTTAATGTTCCGGTAGGTGTGCCCCATCCTCCTATGCTGTACACTTTCACAATATCACCGTTTTCAGTACGTGCATGCAGTGCTGCATTTCCAGCCACAACATCCTGTGAATAAATATAGCATTTATCTGTGACGTTCGTGCTTGGTGCTGTGCCACTTTCCAATAACAATGAATTGGTACCACTTCCTGCCTGTGGACTTGCACCAAAATGAAAGTTTCCGTTTCTGTAGATGAACAATGATGTCGTTTGTGTACGCAATGCCAAATATGTACCTGCACCTGTACCGTTGTGCATCACGTTCATGTTGGCTGTGCTGGTATTTGTTTGAAGAAATAACTGTGTAGGTGTAGCAAATTCAATTGTGCTGGTGCCATCATAGTACATGTACATGGTTGCAGCATTATTGCGGAAGAAAAAACTACCATCTCCGCGCACTTCCATTAAATTCACTGAATCACCTGAATTGCGCAATCTGAATCCAACATCAGTACTTAATGCACCCTGTGCCCTTACATCCAATCTGACTGTGCTGGCAGGTGTAGCTCCCACACCTAAACGCCTGTTTGTCTCATCCCAAAACAATGCAGCATCCTGTTGCAATACATTTCCGGATCCTTGGAACAATAATCTGCCAGCAGTACCGGATGCCATCGTTGTTGTACCAACAGTTAGGCTTGATGTCATGCTATTTTTAATCTGCAGGAAAGTTACCTTTCGGCTGTCAAAGTTACCACTACCTGCATCTTCTGCAACTTCAAATAGATCTGTATCTGCAACGGTGCCGGATAGGGCTGTAAGTTGTGTTATTTTTTTTGGCATGTTAGTCTATACTTCTGAATTCACCTGTTTCTATTTGTCTCAATTGACCATCCTCAGTCTGTCTCCAATTCACTGTACCAATCAAATCATACAGTACCTCAATGACTCTGCCGGATATACCCTCTCCCTCAATTATGCGAATCAGTTCCACTTTTGTACTCTGATCCTTACCTGAATCATAATCTTTAATTGCCTGCAGTCTGAACACAACCCCATCAATCAACACCAAGTTACGAAAATCCAATGTATTGATGTCATTGCTATCTAACATTACGGACAATTGCACCTCCTTGCCGTACCTGGATAGCAACTCCTTGATGAATTTTTCATGGTAAAAGTACAGGTTGTCTGTCGGATATTGGCTGGTAATCCAATATACATAGTCAGGTACACCCCAATTTAGGTCAAATGTCGGTGAATCCAAGCTATCAAGATGACCAACATACGGATATTGTGTCTCATTATTGTTTGCTCCATTCTCATCCACATGTATCCAGGCACCGGCACGCAATCCACCAAGCTGCACAATAAATGGCTTGCCTTTAATCAGCTGCATCTCAGAGCTGCCATCCTCATTCTGCTGTATTTGAAATGATCGGGGAACAATAAGATCAGTAAATGTCACATCATCAAAAGGTATCTGCGCCAACACCTTTTGGCTGAATGGAACAGTGTACTCTGTATCTCCCTGTGCAAATTGGTTCGTGCTTGATATCGTAAAATTACCATAGTCTTTACCTATATCAGTCCTGTATTTGTAGTTGAAATAATCCTCATCAGTTTCCCATTTAAAAATATAGTTCTTTGATGCATAGTTGATGGTAGGTATTACACTCATGTCTTTACTCCAATCAACTTTGTCAGTCCAATTGATTGCATCTGCTGAGCTGTTGTAGAAGTCATTCAATGGCTCAATTTCCATTATTGTCGGATCATCCACATTTGGCTTAACATACAGGTTGAACATGGTCACCAATCCCTTAAAAAATGTACCTGCATCCATTTGAGGCAGAAAGGTGCTGATGTTTACCGTGGTGCCTGCTGTGAGATTCTGTATTTTCTTAATTACATTTATATTGCTCCCTGCTGATGACAGCGTATATTCAACTGTCTCCAATGCTCCTGGTGTTTCGCTGTTGGTATTAAACCGTGCCATAATCTCAAACCGCAGCTCTTGATTAATCAGCAGGTACAAATCTCTGCTATATGTAAAGTTTATGTTTAAACTCTGCAAGGTATTGTAATTTAGCACCGTGCCTTGATACACCACATCATTGCTCACAAGGCTATTGTCAACAAACACATGCAATTCCAGCGCATATTCTGTGGTACCTTGATTGGCAAAGATAGGATTAATATCAAGAGTATGGTCACCTGAATATTCTACTGTGAATGTACCCTCACTTGAGGCCACAAATTGCATGGCATTGGTCTGTTGTACTTGGTTGGCTGGATCGGTTAATACGGTGACATCAACCGGATCATATTGGTATGCCTCCTGCCAAAGTCCGTTCAAAGTAACTTGATAGTAATATATCAAATTACCTGTACCATCATTCATCTCATCCATTGTAGCACTCTGAGCAGCTGAGGCTGTGCTGTCAATCTGTGGAAGTACACCACCCTCAAATGCCATGAGCAATCTTTTGAATCTTTGTGATTCTAGGAATGTGCTTGACCATGATATCCCACAATAATCAAACGCATGCTTTAAGATATCATATACAAAGATCTGTGGAGGTATTTGGTCCACCTCAAAGGTATTGCCTGTGACCCTCTGATATCCGTAATCAATCAACCCGTAATAATATCCCAACCCTGTGTAATTTCCTGCCACTACATTTGGTGTAGTCACACCATTGAGCTGTATGTTGCCATTCCATGTACTAACTTGATATGTACGTGTATACAGATGGTTGTATTCTGACATGTCCAGCTCCGACAGCTTGACCTTGGCCAACCTACCAATGTAGTCAATTGTCTCTGAAATCAGCAGGATGTCAAACTCCCATGTGCCTTCACTATACCTGCATTCACTGAGCTGTGCCACACCTTGAAATTCAAGCAGGCTATTGTGGTAATAACGTGCAGGAATGCGCACCGCAGGATCAAAGTTTAGGAATGTGCTGCTTATTCCTGTATTCACCTCGGATGCACTCCAGCTGAATACCTGTGACATTAACGCACAATTGACCTGTGTACCTGGTAGCTTGATCGTCTTAGAATTGTTTCCCTTTCGTGCAGTAAGATCCTTGATATCCGATATATTGAATGTCAGAGGAAAAGGTATCTGATCATTGAGATCAACCTTGATATTGTTAAGATACAGCTCCATTAGTTCAGCTGGCTTATATATTCATGCGTTTTGTCAATCTGCACCAACTCCTGTATCAAGCCATCCTTGCGTCTGAGCTTTTTGACATAGTTCGGATTGGTAACCATCACAGCCACAAATGAGGTACCACTCTCAATATATACCCTTGGGCTTTCATACAGCTCCTCCACCAACCAATGTTGTACATCCTGTTTAATCCAATCGCTGTTGATTATTAACTGCTCAATTGATCTCTTGCTGTAGTGTTTCATCTGTGAAGCGTTTCGTGGAAATATGTAATTTCCTGCACTCCATTGGCCAATTTGCTGCTGGTAATTGTTAGCTGTCACATTACCACTACTTTGGGAAAGCAGGTCAAAACTAAATGAATCATAACTACCAAATTTATTTAGCCAATGCAACCTTACGGGCTCATATCGTGTGCAATCTTGATCATACCATATTTGGAAGTGTTCCGTATAATTCAAAGTCATTCCATCAGTATACTCCACATATACCTCATAATATGCACATATGTCAAAATTGCTTTGTAAAATGGTTGTATTGTTTACTATATTTTCAGGACCAACACAAAACTGCCAATATCTTTCATGAGTAATTGAATATGATGCTGAATCAATACTATTGCCATTGGAATCAAATAACTCAAAGTACATGGTGTATGTATCACCCAAGACAAACCTCTTGGCAAACAATCCAAGGAAGAAATACTCATCATATCGGCACCATGCTTTCTGTGACCTTGGAAAGTTAGTTGTAAACAATGCGCCATCTGTTTGCTTGATATCATAAATGTCACTATTCCATGTCACAAATTGATCATATTTCAAAGAGCCATTAAACACTCTAACCGTATTGCTTGATGCGCTGGCTTGTAATGTGGGAACAAGGCCATATTTTTCAAACACTACAATTCTAATCTGCAGCAATGCCGTGCTGAAATCCTGTACAAATGCACCATCAATTGCCGGTGTAGTTGTTAATGCTCGCATGATTTGACTTGCATCAAACTTGCCATAATTGGCTGACTCAGGAAATACTTGATGTGCGCTATGTAAATTTCCCTGTACATACAGCTCTACATAAAAGCTGAAATTTGGCTGAATTGTTTGATCACTGTCAAATGTAAATACAACCGGATTACATGCTGCGCTGAATAGGTCAGGCTCCTGTATTATTGTTACCGCCATGTCTTTGTGTTTTTATCCCATACCACTTCTAAGGTCATACCCATCAAGGTGCTGAGATCGTTACTCATTCTGTTCAATGTATCCGGTGTTATGACGCTGTCCAGGATCTTCCTTGGTTTTAAACCGTATACGTTCTTGGTTACATATGCAGATGCATATGCTCGTTGTGGAGTATATCCTTTCCATGACTGCAATGCAGACACATGGGCAGGTGCTACCTGTGGTTTTTTAAAGCTGTAAGGTGTTTCAAATCTTTTACCGGTGACAGGATTAACCCCCTCATCCATAAACTTGAAATAGAAATCAGCCTGTAGACTTACAGTCATTTTTCCATCCGGCAGCGCAGCAATGGAGGATGCTAAACCTCCGGTATTGGATGCCTTATTTTCCACAGCCTTGCGTAGGTCCATGGTCAATTGCTTGGCTAATTGCAGCAGCATCTCCTCATAGGCATTGGCAGGCTTGGCCATATCAGCCTTGCTGATTCCAAGATTCTGTAAATAATCAAAGTTATCTGCCATACTTCGCTGCCATTTGTTGCTGATGCTCTCTATCTCTTATGTATTGCTGTTCATCCTTCAGCCTAAGGTAGTTCATCCAAAACATGGTTTCTATGTACGGTTGATCTGTGATTTGGTCAATCGTCCTACCAAGCTCTTTAGCCAGCCTGAGGATGACTCCTGTCCATGTGAACCATTCACTGTCTTTTGGACTTCCTTCATCACTTTCATCCTCTGTGCTTCCATCCTCACTACCTGCAGAGCCAAGATAGCGTTTCTCCTGCTCTCGGATTCGCGCAAAAAAAAACCAAAGAAGTTCAGAAATTCATCACCTGGGAATCGGTCCTTGAATATCTCCTCCCGTTTTTCATTGGGATTCATCACCCTGCCTCTCTCATCCTTTTGGCAGTATTCCATGCCTTCCTCAATGTAGCATATTGCCAATGCCTTGTGAGGCTCCTCAGGTATCCGCTCAATCAGCTTCATGTCAATCATCTGACCTGTTGATATCTTGCTAAAATCCTTTTCATATACATATGCCTGCCCATCAATCACGACCCTGCCGGATGGCTCTTCCATCTCATGATCACCAATCATGTTCAGCAGCCTGTAGCTCAGAGTCACCACATCATCAACTGCTGCCCTCTTGATTTCATTGACCTTTAATCCAGTGAATACATTTACCACCTGCACATGGAAGTCAAGCATACCGCTCAGGTTACTCTGTGCCTCTTTCCACAATGGTGCCATATGTAGCCACTTGGTGACCATGATAGGACTGCACTCCCTTATGTGCCTTGGATATTTTACCTCAATTACATTCATACTCTCATCACTTTATACTGCCCTCGTTTACTGTATGCCTTCCTGCAATGCCAAGCCAATGCCAGGGATATCACCCCATCATCATGTAAGCCATCCGGTGCTGCATACTTCACCGATCTTGTTGCCGGATTGTAAATGTACGTAAATGCCTCCAATTCATCAAGCAGCCACCGCTCATCATGCACCCTAATCTCTGCCTGCTCAAATGCCACAGCCAAATCCTCAATCAAGATCGGCTTGGACTTGGATGAGGTAACCCATGGCTCTATGTTGTTCCGGCACCGCTTGGCCAGCATCTCATAGAACACATCACCCTGGTTATTGACCTCTACCAATGTAAGCGCATTGTGCTGCTTGATTCGTTTCTCCACTTGATCAATGATGCTGGACCATTCCATGTGCCTCCATCTGTACACAGCCACCATGTGCCCATCTTGGTTGATCACGGATAGCACGGTGTAATCATCAGCCCTACCAATATCCAGCCCGGCATATGCTTTGCCTGTTGGCTGTCCTGTGCCTATGCAAGCCTGCACGTTTCGGAATAATCCGGATGCATTGTCCACAAACTCAGCAAGGTATTCCTGCCGGAACACATGGTCAGGTAATGACCGCTTGCGCTCATCCAAATCCTGTGCATCAATCAGCGGATTGTCATAGCTGCTGAATTGAAAGTATTTGTACCTCTCATCATAGTTGTGCTGTAGTGCCAACCTGTGGAAGTGATTGCGCCCCTTTGGTGTTGATATGAACAGGACCTTCTTGCCCTTGACCAACACCGTGGCAGATAGGACTTCATCCCACAGCTCGGACCTGGTGAATGCCATCTCATCAATGATAAGGTAATCAAATGTATTACCTCGTATATTGTCAGGCTTCTCACCTGAATAGAATGTGATGGTTGACCCAAAGCCCTTGATCCATAAATCAGACCTGTGGAATTCAAACAGGCCGGATGCCCTGGTCACGCGCTCCATTTCATCAAACACCTTCTTGCTCTGCTTGTATACCGGTGTGACCCATGCGATATTGCAACCCTTATCATTGATTGCCCACCATAGCATCTGATTAATACCCAGGAGAGTCTTGCCAAACTGCCTGCCTATGTTCAGCACATAGTACTTGTATGGTCCAAGATTGATTGAATCATGAATCATCCTTTGATTGGCATGGGGCTTATATCCTTTGACTACACTCATATCATAACAAAGGGCAGCATATGCCACCCTTTAACTAACCAAACTAAATCATCAATACGACTGTCAACCGTATGCAAATATACAAAATTATTCAAAATCAAAACGCTCCACGTTCCTTGTTTCAACCTGCTGCCTGTCATGCATGCCGAGCTTGTTCTTGGCATAGAATATACCTTTGCCCTCATTGCCCACAATATCACGTGCCAGGCTGTCAAATTCGTCTGATATATTTTTTATAGTGTGCGATTTAGGGCCATCTGTTCTCAGCCAATCGTACCATGTCCTCCTTGCAATCAGCTCCATTCCTTCCTGCATTGGTATCCATATACGCAGAAAGTAATCAATGGTAGGTATGTGCCTGTCCGGTACCTGTATTACCTTGCCATTACCGGATACATGAGGCTTTGTATGGTTAATGCACTCCTGAATGTACTTCCAAGCGTATGCCTCCAATTTGTCAATTGTGTCCTGTCCTTTCGCCATGGTCAAACCTAATTATGTATTTCTGTTCTATTTAACATAATATATCTATATATATACCTTATTTGCGTTTTTTATTATTTATTTTGTTTGAGTAAATCTATTTCAGTTTTCAATTCTTTAATAGCTTCAATCAAAACCGGAATAAATTGTTTGTAGTCAACTGACAAATAACCACTCTCCTCAAGGTTTACTATCTCAGGAAATTCTTTTTGAACTTCCTGAGCTATAACTCCATACTCGAATCCTTTTTTTCCAGTTAGATTTTCCATTTTATCATTCCACTCATAATATTTCCCATTAATTTTGGATAATTTATCTACATACATCATTTTATAAAAAGAGCAATATTCATTAACTTACTTAACGCACTATTTATAGAAACAATATTCTTCTTCAAACGAATGTCGCTCATGCCACCCATTCCACCACCGCCTGATGGTGGTGATGGTGCCCTGGATGGCGCGGGTGGTGGTGATGGCCTTGGTGCTGGTGGTGGTGATGGAGCAGGTCTTGGTGCTGGTGCTGGTGCTGGTGCTGGACGGGAAGGACTGAATGAAGGTTGTCCCATCGTTGCGGGTGCTCCCATTGGCGATGGTGCGGGTGATCCCATTGGAGCTCCTTGCCCTGGCCCAACTTTACCACCAGAATCCTGTGTTTTAACAACACTGTCACCGAAAACTTTAGTTGTAACCCCACCCTTAACATTATTTCTAGCAACTTCTTGTCCTGTATTTATAAAATTTGGACTATTATTGATTTTGTTAATAATATTTTTTTCTTGCTTTGGAGTTATATCCGCATCAATTTTTCTAATTAGGTCTTTAGGTAAACCTGCATCTTTTGCAAGTTCTTTTAATCTATTAGCACCAGCAGGATAAAGTTCTCTTGAACCAAAGTTGTAATAAAGTGTTGTTTTTGGTGCTGGTGCTGGTCCTGTACCTCCTCCCATCGGCGTTGGGTCCGGCGGTGGATCTGGAATAGTGAAACCACCGCCATCGCCGCCACCACCGCCACCGCCGCCACCAAAATCAATATATCCTGGGTCATATGGAACATCTACGGGATTTCCTGGACCACCGATTACGTTAATTACTTGAGTAATGTTAGTTTCGACTCTTACTGGTCGTGTAACAATAACATTCTCTTGAAC